CCTTGCAACCAATGTCCTACCGATAAAAATGCAAACGATTCTTCAATTAGATCCAATTCTGGTAAAGAAGCTGTAATTGATTTATTATTGTATACAGTTTCATCAAAATACTCCGGAATTACCTCAATTGGTGTCTTAATTAATTTATTCTTTTGTTTTGCTGTGTTTTCAAATACTGCTTTAGTAAATTCAGACGGTACAATAATCAACTGCATTGCATTAAGATTATCGATCCACGCTTCTGGGCAAATATCGCCTTCGGTGCCGGCTGTGACACCAATATTATATTTGCCAACCGGTTGAAATTCATTTGGCACTGAAATTTGAATCCAGACATCTGGTTGTTCTATTAATGGCAAAGGAATTATGCGTAATTGTAAATCTGTTGAAATTGGATATGTCATTGGAGTATGTCCCCATGGCAATGAAACTAATTTCACGTCCCATTCAGATCCTCGTTGTTCAATAATATTTGTTATAATTTCACGCGCGTGATGTCCATAACCTGATTGTGTCGCTACTGGCGACGCTATAACTACTTTTCTCATTATGCTACTATTCCTGTTCGTTCGTATTTAGTTTGTTGTGTTTTTGTTACAGTGTATAACGGTCTAAATTCTCTTTGCATTGCAAATAAATCGTGATACATTGAAATCATTTTATTGCCCATTTGTTCCGCAGTTAATCCATTAGCTAATGCCCATGTTCTGCCTTCAAATCCACACGCTGCACGATTTTCTTCGGTCATGTTGTACCAATATGCAATTGCATCTGCGACATCTTCATATTTTGCTCTATCATCAAAGATATATGGTGTTTGCGGCGATCCTTGCAAACTTCTATTGCTAGGAAATACTGGTTTAACCCATGTTCCGTGTTTCTTGTATTTACCTGTGTGATTAGTTGCAAATTCTCCGTCGAAACGAAGCCATTCTCCATTTTCATCTTCGAATCCACATTGATCTTGTAAACCTCCTGTAACATTGTTAATAATCGGAGTTCCTGATAAAATTGCTTCGGTTGAACTAAGTCCCCAACCTTCATTTGATCCAATGTTTATCACTACATCTGCAATGTTGTACATTGTATTAAGATCTTGTGTTGATAATTTTTGATCTGAAAAAATTACTTTACAATCAGGAGCCAATGTTTTCCAAACAGCTCTCAAGTCCGTTCCGTTTTCATCTACTGGTTGTGTATGCATTACTAATGCTACTTTGCTTTGTTGATCTTTTGGTAATGAATCTACAAATGTTTTGAATGCTAAAATAACATCGCCTGGTTGTTTTCTTCTAATGTTTCTATTATTCCACATTACAACAAAATCAACCTTGTTTTCATCTTTAATTTTTTTGCGCAATGAAATATAACTAGGATCATCTGACGATAATGGCTTGAACATGTTATGATTCAATCCGTGTGGTACATATCCTGTCAAAACAGAGTTCCATTTCTTAACTGTCGGTAATGTGTCGCCTTCATCATAATTAATCACCCCAAATCCATTCTGTTTAAGAACTTCTCTGTGGATATTATCTGATTGCTTACTAATTCCCATAATCATATCACAGCTTCCGTAAAAAGGAGCATTCCACATAGGATAAGGTAAATCATCCCAAATAGAATAATATGTAATTGGAATATTGAACGTTGTTTTTATTTCATGTTCGATTGCATATAACCATGTCCAATAACGAGGATCTGTAAAATGTAAGATTGCGTCTGGTTGTTCTTGATTGATAATTGCAAAAAGAATGTTTCGATCTCCATAGCCATTCCATGGAATTAATTTAACAGATGCATTTTCAATTCCTGTTTCTTTAATAACTTCTGCAGACAGGTCAAATGCTTGTCCAGCATCTGGATGATTAATTGCAGCTCCTAATTGAACCCAATCAAATTCTTTAACCGTATTAAAAATAATTTCTTTGCTAACTGTTCCGATCCCGGATGGCAAACGAAAATCATCACCTAATAGTAGGATTTTTTTCTTTTTTGATAACTCCATATATTCCTTATAACTTTTATATAAATATGTTAACCCAGTATAACAACTGGCTTTTTTAACTTGTTTACATTATTAAATGCAGTCTTTAATACTGCGTCTAGCGATTCATCATTTGTCAAAATCATCATATAATCACATTGTTCTGCAATAAGTTTCATACGATGATGTAACTGTGAAAAATGATATGGTTTGCCGTAATATGCTTCTGGCATTGCTGAATACATATTATATCCTGAAAATGATGGATTATATTCTTTGTATTGCAAACCAAATTCTAATGCATATTTTCTAATCATACTATTAGCTCCTTCGTTTCCGCCGGCTCCTACGATTACTAATTCATTTAAATCATCATCAAATTTTGATTTCAATTTTTGAAGGGTTTCTTGTACTTTTCTTCGGTTTTGCCAACCCGTACTTCCTATTACTGCAATTCGTGTCATTATACTTTTTCTCTTAAAAATTTAACGCCTTTTGGCATATGTCCATATACAGTACGTAACATTTGTTCTAATAACAATAGATTTTGTTTATGAGTCGGCCCGGTGATATCTGTACATAAAGAATAATCCATTGTGCATGTATGAGTACCTGGCCATGTAGCGTGATTTTTCATCTCGAATTGGTAAACGTATACATGTTGGTGCTTGTACATAACTTAATATAATAAATTTTCTTTATTTATCCAATCATTCACGAATCCTATTTTCTTTAGGACAATTTTCATAATCTGTTTTGAATGGACAATACTTGCAATTCTTATCACCTTTACCTGATCGAGCCATATATGATCTCTCAGCATTTTTATTGCCTTCTAAATCAAAACAATCTTCTACAAATGCATCAATTGATTTTTGTACTTTTCTTTGTGTTACTGTTCCTGATGCAGGTTTAAAGTTTTGCACTCGTTTTTGCGGAAACATTGATTCTTCAATCAATTTTCTTTTAACAATGAAAAATTCAACATTAATATTTTCAATTGGTGCACCAAACTGCTTATGAAAATAGTTCTTATAAGCAATTAGCTGTGCTAATTTAATTGAATCTGATTTTTGATATTTGTTCCAACCACTTCTACTAGTTTTGATTTTAAGTATTAAAACTTCATGTTTCTTTGTGTTTCGCAATACAACATCAATAAACCCATACCAATATACTGCAGGATTTTTATCTGATGCTTGCGTACATAATTCCATTTCAATTGCAACTAATTCCCAATCCTTTGTAGAAAAATATGTTGATCGTCGATTCTTGAACCATTGAAGAATTGCAACACCATCCTCTAAATATTCAGTCATTTGTAACGGATTAGAATAATGTACTCCGCCTAAATCAGCGACTGTTCTTAGATATTCTGTACGAAGATTAGTTGTAAGAAGTTCTCGCAAATCTATACGGTCTGCGCTTTTAATTGAGTCGGTATACATTACGGTTAAAAACGTTTGCAATGTTTCGTGAAATGCTGTTCCGAAGCATGTGTCAATACTAGATTGAAATGGAGCTAATCCATCAATATATGCTAGTTTCCATTGCATTGGACATTTTTCATACATCGACCATTGCGAATACGATATCTTTCTAGGCACCGTTGTAGCATCTCGTAGAGATAGTTTATATATAGGAGCTAAATAATTTCCTGTTTTCATATATCTGAATTATTAACATTATCGATACATGTATCTAACAATTCTTGTTTTTTTGCAATCATATCATCAAAAAACTTATCAGTTAAACAATCATCATCATCTCGATACTCCGAGTTTGATAATTCATCCGAGCTAGGTACATATTCAATACTATCACTGCCGCGGCTGTTCATATATATTGCACCTACAAATCCAAATCCTTCATCTTCGTATGTTACTTCTAATTCTACGCTTGGATACTGTTCTATTAAAAAATCACCTAATCGATCAATTAGTTTATCAGTGGCAGACCATGCTGATGACCAATCAATATAAACTTCTGTGTCATTATATTCAATGCCATCAAAGAAAATCCATTTTGCACCTATATTATCAATAAAATATGCATGAGACTCTTCTTTATCTGGATATAACGTATCTAACATGCGATTGCAACTTAATTCAATTCGTTCGCCGTATGTTATAGTTTCATTGGGAGTATAATTAATCCATTCTAAAAAATCATTGCAATTCTCTGCAGTTGCAAATTTAATATGAACATTTGTATAAACATGATTTGCCATTGGCTTTTTTTTATATTATAAGAAATTATTTATTAGAATCCAATTGTTCTGTTAAATATATATCAATTAGATCTTTTGATTTGGTTAGATCTTGTACAAAAGATCCTTTGTGACGACATCTTACAATGCGTTTAATGATATCGAATTCATAAGCATTCAATGCCCACTCTTCAGCAAATTTATAAAGGCTATCTTTGCCTTTGTAATGTGATTGTGTATGTATATTGCTCATTTAAGTCCTTTTAATAATTTTTTCTTGTCACCATCACTATATCCATATAACGTTAAGATTCGTTCGCATTCAGCCGTATCCATTAATTCAATATAATCTGCAGCTTCTGAACAACCTATTTGGTAATGCTCTGCAATTTGAACAATTAATACTTTATCGTATTTGTCTTCTGATTTACCTTTTATATATTTTGAAAAGCCTTTCGAAGCAGGAAGAAATTCATGATACAACCGATACGTTTCTTGTGGGCGTA